AATTGTGTAACTTGGTAGAAGTTTTCCCAGACAAGCATGATTCAAAAGAAGATTTTATACAGTCTCTAAAATATGCATACTTATACTCTAAGACTATCACCTTATTAGACACTCACTGGCCTGATACTAATAGAGTTATGTTGCGTAATAGAAGAGTAGGTACAAGTGTAAGCGGTGTAGCACAATTTCTATCCAAAAATAGTTTAAAAATTTTAAGAGATTGGTTAAATGATGGCTACGACGCGTTGAAGTCTTATGATAAATTATACTCAGACTGGTTTGCTATACCTCGAAGTATTCGACTAAGTACAAATAAGCCTAGTGGCTCAATTAGTTTACTAAATGGAAGTACTCCAGGTATACATTTCCCTGAAAGTAGGTTCTATATTAGACGAATGAGGCTAGCTTCAAACAGCGACTTAGTTAAACCATTAGAAAAAGCTGGATATACACTAGAGCCTGCTGTGGGACAAGAAGAGTCTACTGTCGTAGTAGAGATTCCTGTTGACGTAGGAGAGGGTATAAGAACTGCTAAAGAACTTACTATGTGGGAACAGCTTGAATTAGCTGCCTTTATGGGAGAGCATTGGGCTGATAACGCTGTGAGTGTAACTATAACTTTTGATCCTGAAACGGAAGGAAAAGACATAGAAAAAGCTCTAGATTTTTACCAGTACAGGTTAAAATCTGTATCGTTTTTACCAAGACTAGAACACGGTGCTTATCCTCAAATGCCTTATGAAGCTATTGATGAGGATACCTATACAAACATGTTAAGTGGTCTAGGTAAATTATCCTTTTCTAATATTAAAGGGGAAGAAGCTGATATAGAAAAATTCTGTAATAACGATAGCTGTGAAATTTTATAAATATGGTATAAGAAGTATAGAGATCAAGAGTTTTTATTAATAAAAAAAGCCATTCTTTCAGAGTGGCTTTTCTGTTTAGCCGCAGAGTCTGCCAATATTAACAACACAAAATCAAGGAAAACAATGACAGACTTTTTAAATCTTGAAATAGGAAACCCAACTCGTACTGTGAAAGTATTGAGTATAAACAAGGAACTAATTGCTATGCCAGATGGCAGGCAATCAGAAAAGATTGTGTTTAATGTACAAGACGGAGATAAAAGATTTACCATATCTGACTCTTGGGTAGAAGACCACAAAGGTGCTAAAAGAATACAAGGACTATGGTATACTACCACAAAAACTGGGGACACTTCAAAACTATCCCCTGCCAGTGCTTTAGCTAAACTTTTAAGGTTTTATAATAAAGCCTCATTAAAAGAGCTAGTTAATTCGGAAGTGGAAGTGTATCCAGACCATAACAATTTTTTAGTGCTTTTAGCCTGCGTTGCCCCGGCAAGTATGGGCGCCAGTGACACTTCAAAAACAGATCTTTTTAACTAACTAATTTAAAGGAAACTAGAAAATGAAAACATCTACACAACTCCTGCCAGCCATAAACGAGCTCTACAGCTTAAAACTGTCCGACAACGATCTAGACCTGCTAAAAGGAAAGATAAGTAATTTAAAAAATGACCTAGCGGACGTAGAAGACATATCCCCGTCATTATGGCGTATAGCTTTTGTGCTGCGAAGAGGTTTAGGGATTTATGCTGTGCGGGGAAATATAGCCAACGACGTGGAAGTTGAGCGCGTCTCTCCCGAAAATGAGGGCCGAGTAGCGCAGATAGACGGGATGATTGCTGATGGTACTCACTTTTTTAAGTATACATTGGACTACAGCCAGCATAGAAAGAATTATTGCCTAAAGCTAAAAATAGTACAAAAAGAAGATATAGCCAAACTTCAATCTCTTACAAGCATACTAGAGAGCTGTGATTCTGTTTTTAAATCACAGATTGAAACCTTACTTAAGGATACTTACGATACATACGCCTCCTTTGAAGCTGCCCTCACAAAAGTTTTAAAAGAAAAGACTGAATTACTAAGTATGGAAGGCAGGGGTGAGGATACTGAGCTATTTACAAACTTTCTTAAATCAATTTTCCCAGAGGCTGTCGTCACGGAAGTGCCAGACCTGCAGGAAACTGTATTTAAACTCAGACAAGCTAACTGTTCTTTACTGCAAGTTATAACACATCGGTTTGAGTTTGATAATAAACGAGTTTGTGTCAACAGTCAGTTCGGCAGATATAGCAGAAGTGCTACTAGTATAAGAGTAGTTGATGTGGCAAGTAATGCATATAACTATGCAGATGTAGGACGGTTTTTTCTAGACGAGGATGAGGCCCGATACGCCTACAGCGAGACAAGTAATAAACGCTTAGGCAAAGTATTAGGAAATGTCGTATTCAGCGGGGACAACGTAGTATTGCCTAAAGAATCTGCTCTTCAGTATATAGCAACGCAACATCGAGGAGATGAAACTGCTATACTTGATAGCAACGCTATAAGAATGTTTGTAAAAAGAATAGCTCAGCAAGAAGCCAGAAAAAATGCCGACACCTTACGCGAACAAGCCCTAGAAGCTAAAATAGAAAAGAAAATAAATATTTTAGGAACCACTACAGGGAAACTAAAATTAAATAATGTTTTATTTGAGAACGACACTATAACATATGTAGACCAAACCTTAAAACTAAATAACGACACAAATTGGGTTCAAAGTTTAGTTAAAGGAATATTGTTTAGATGGAACTTAAATGACGTAAACTATGATGCTGTTTTTGATGCCTTTATTGTAAAAGCTTCAGACGGGCTAACTAGATCAGGTATTATAGGTAGTGTTTCTTTTGACCTTAGCGTAGTTAATGCAACAAATAGTCGCGGCATCACTAGTAAAAGGTACTATATAAACGGTTATAGAATCAATAGGGATGAGCTGCAGGCGAGCTTAGGTAGAGCTATTTGCTTTGATACGCAAGATGACTTTAACTACTTTTTAGAGTCAGTAAGTAAATGCTCTTTGAAGGTTCATAAATACTTACAACTAGGTTTAGATATAAATGTACGTGATAGCTTTGAGGGTTGTCAGTGTATTATGAAGCTACCTCTAGAACGTAGAAAAAACATAAACTATTTAGTGTTGAGTGATATGGAGTTCCGTATCAAAGATACTAATAAGGTTTTAAGCCTGCAGAACAAGCATGATTTGCTAGAAGTTATTACTGTTCTCTTAGACGGTAAGGCGATCGAAGGCATTGAACCGGAAGATATTAAAGGCATTATTAAAGGGGCAAAGCAAGCCTTTATAACCGCAGTGAATAAAAGTAAAGAGTTGCTGAAAGAGACTGAGGACTTATTTAAAATCAAAGTCTCTACAGTTACCTTAGATAGCGGAGAAGAGCGTAATGGCTATATAATTAAAGGAAAAATGAACTCATATCTCTTAGAATTTAATGACAAAGAGGATGAGCGGGCCGGGGTATATACATACCCAGCAGGAAAATATATCTGTATAGTAGACAAAAGTACCTCACAAGTGGGCATGGATAAGCTAGTGAATAGGATATATGCTTTACATAATGACTCGCTAGTAGCAAGTCAGATAAACACACTAACATAAACGGAGATTTTATGAAAACTAATAAATTAGACGAACTAAATACTGAATTACATGAAAAGGTATTATTAAAGATTGTGTCCTCTAGAGGCCATGATGAATTTGAAGCTAGCCCTTCAATGGTATTGGATCGTATTAAAGACGAAACTGAGACAAATAAAAAGTGGCTTTACCTTGATGGTGCACAAGCTAACCCTGATGTTGTGTCAATAGATGACTTAATACAAGCAAGTGATGTAACGCTTACTAACGCCTTAGTAGGGGGATAGATAAATTTAGGAGGGGGGGGGTTCTCCCTCCTCCGCTTTTATCGTTATTATGAAGATACTTATTCAAAAATCAGTAAGACAAGAACTCATTAAATACGGAGAGGGCAGTCCTACAAAAGAGGTTTGCGGTTTTTTATTGGGAAAAAGGAATGAGGAAGGGTCTTGGGAATGTGATGAATTTAAACCTTTGACTAATATAAGTGAAAGCCAAGAAGTCCATTATATACCAGATCCTAACGAAATGTTTAGCGCCCTAACAGAGACAACCCACATGAATAAAGATGCAAATAAAGACTTAGTGGGGGTATATCATACACATCCGCACCACGCAGCAACTCCATCTATTACGGATTTGTCGGGTGCTGGTTATAGAGGTTTTTATCTTATATACTCACCAAAATTTAAAAAATTAAATGCATTTTACTATGACGGGGATTACCCTTGTTTTGAAGATGCTGATTTACACATAGCATAAGGAATTTACACATGGACAATAAAATTTTAATAGTAGGTGCTGGAGGGATTGGGTCTTGGTTAGCAGCAAACTTATATGAAGCTGAGAGGCACGGACAAATACCTTCTAATGTTTCTATATTTTTTGCAGACCATGATACCGTAGAGCCAGATAACTTATCATATCAAAATTTTGAATTAGACGATGTGCTAGACTATAAAACCGAATCTATAAGTTCTCGGTATGGTTTTGGCGGGATATCCTCTAAAATAGAGACAACTGCCGAATTATCTGGATACACTTGTATAGTGAGCGCAGTTGATAATACAATCTTTAGATCAATGCTGTTTAAGTACGCAGACACTCACCCAGATACTTACTGGGTGGATTTAAGATCTGAGGGACGGTCTATAGCGGCTTTTTGTAAACACAAGTCTAATGACTTAGAAAGCATGCTAGCCACTATTCCAAAAAAAGTAGAAAATGGGAGCTGTCAGTTACAAATAGATAAGGACGAAGGCACCATACAAAATGGCAATAAAATTATAGGAGCTATTGGCGCTCAATTAATTTTAAATTATGTCAGAGGAGATAGTAACTCAGCTCGCTTTGTTGCTACCTTTTAACAATTAACCAGGACAATTTATGTCAGATAAACTAAAATCAAGAAAACTTTGGGTAGCCTTAGGAGGGCTATTTACTGTAATCGCCACCGAATGGGTCGGAGTAGATCCCTCAGTATCGCAGCAAATTATTGATGCAATGGTGATTATAATACCTTCATATATAGGAGGTCAAAGCGTTGTAGACGCTATGGCAGCTTATATGAATGGTCCCAAGTAGATAAATTATGGGAAGGGCTGGCTTTCTAAGCCCTTCCTATTTTAATAAGGAGGTGCATATGGCACGATTATTATTTGTGGGCGATGTCCACACAAACTTACAGCGGCTAAAGGAATTAATAGAAGTTAATGAGGTTGATGCTGTATTTCAAGTAGGCGATTTTGAACTATACCACTCTATGGAAGAGGCTAAGGCGGATAAAAAAGCTATGTCAAAAAATCCAGAAGGTATACAAAAAATCATAGATTATATACATTCAGGTGCCCTCCCTTTTAAAACACCGATTTACTATATAAAGGGCAATCATGAGGATTTTAAAAACTTAGACTCTATGGAACTATTAAGATTGAATATTAATTATATGGAACAAGGTGATATTATTAATATTAAAGGGGTGACCATTGCTGGGTTTGGGGGTATATTTTCTCCCATTAAGTTTAAGTGGAATAAAGATAAACTTGTTGGAAAGCTGAATCGTTTTTTTAACTCAAAAGATTTGAAGGTATTACATAAAAACTGTAAGGGTAAAAAGATTGATGTCTTGATTACGCATCAAGCAGCAACATGCACGTTACCCAGTAAGCATAAGGTAGAGGGCATATTTCATATGAATAATATTTTGGATTGTCTAAAACCTAGTTATTATTTTCATGGGCATCACCACCTACAATATAATACCAATTATAATAATACCGAGGTATATGGTTTAGGCCATTTTGGTAAAAATCCGCAATCATATAAAATTATAGAGATAAATGGATAGATACTTAAACGAAATCAAAGATTTTAAACCGTTAAAGGGAGCGGAAGAAAGAGAAATAATAAGGAAGGCCAAAGATGGTAATAAGGCAGCTTATCAAAAACTAATGAATAGTAATTTAAAGTTTGTGATAAGTGTCGCTAAACGTTACCAATATCAAGGCTTAGACTTGCAGGACTTAATAGCTGAAGGCAACTTAGGGCTTTGCAAAGCATTTAAAAAATTTGACTTAAATAAAAATGTTAAATTTATTACATACGGCGTTTGGTGGATTAGGCAAGCCATTCTAAACTCAATACATGAGCATGCTAAAACTATAAGACTTCCTTTAAATAAAATAGTTAATGTAACTAAAGCGCGCCAAGCTGAGGATGATTTCATGCGCACAAAAGGGCGCACCCCTGATATGTGGGAACTGGCTCACGAGCTAGAGAATCCGGAAATTTTAGAAGATTTAAAGTATAACTATACCGTAATCGCCTTAGATAAGCCCCAAACAGATAATGACAAAGATTTGTATGAGATTATTCCTGTACAAAAAGATGTACTAGATGCAGATGGAGAGCGCGCCGAATTTTTAGGAGAACTAGAAGAAGCTTTATTAAATTTCACAGACAGAGAACGAGACATCATTTATATGTACTATGGAATTAATCATATAAGGCCTTATACCCTAAAGGAGATTGGTGCGGATTTAGGGTTAACTAGAGAGCGTATACGCCAAATAAAAGAAAAAGTTTTGAATAGGTTAAAGACACAAAATTCTTCTGGAACTTTAAGATCATACATGTAGGAGACTTATGGAATATTATATAACAAACACCACACAAATGGATGAAGCTTTATCCTACTTAAAAACTCTTTCTGTAGTAGGCCTTGATACTGAAACAACAGGATTAGATTTTTTAGTCGATAAAGTACTACTAATACAAGTTGGGGACCAAACAAACCAGTATGTTTTTGATGTATATCAATTAGGGTCAGATATTTATCCACTACTAGAGTGGCTTAAATCTGACGAGATAGTTAAAATTTTACATAATGCTAAATTTGACTACTCCTTTATTAAAACAAATTTTGATATAGAATTAAAAAATATAAAGTGTACTATGATTGCCAACCAGCTTCTTACTCAAGGATTAAAACTAAGCAGTAGCTTGAAGGCTGTCTTAGATAAGTATTTAGGAGTGAACATGGATAAAGGGGAGCAAGCGTCTTTTATAAATATGGTTATGGGGCAATCTTTTACTAATGACCAGATTAAGTATGCTGCATTAGACGTCCTTCACCTCATACCTTTATATAAAAAGATGCAGAAACTTCTAGTTGAGCGGGACATGGAAGTTCTTTCTAAACTAGAGTATGAAACTGTTAGAGTGACGGCGGACTTAGAAATTAATGGCATTTATATTGACAAGAAGGCCTGGCTAAATTTAAAAAGCCTTGCTGAGGATAGAATGAAAAAAGCTAAGGCAAAGCTTGATGAGTTTTTTAAACCTCATTGTGGGGTAGACTTGTTTGGCAGTGCTAACATTAATTATAATTCTCCAAAACAATTACAGCCTGTCCTGTCTACTATATGTAATACATATATAGAGTCGACTAGCGAATTTAATCTTAAGAGAATTAAACATCCCGTTATAGATGCTTTATTGCTGTATAGGGAAGCGTTTAAAAAGATGTCTACTTATGGAGCGGAATTTGTCGAAAAGTATGTGTCAAAGGTGGATAACCGAATACACTCCCAGTTTAAACAGCTCGGGGCTGATTCGGGAAGATACGCAAGTAAGAATCCTAATATGACTAATATACCTAGTGAGGCAGAATACAGGGCAGCGTTTACAGTGCAGAGCCCTGAATATAAATTAATTGCCGCAGATTTTTCAGGACAAGAGCTACGACTCCTGGCACATCTAAGCCAAGAGCCTCAGTTTATACATGCTTTAAGCGAGAATATGGATTTACACTCATACTCAGCTAGTCTTATTTTTGGAATAGATTATAAGGATTTCTTCGACGAAGAAGGTAACGTAAAAGCTGATATGAAAAAGAAGTATAGAAACCCTGCGAAGTCTTTAACATTTGGGCTTATATATGGTATAGGGCCTTATAAACTAGCAGCAAACCTAAATATTAGTACTGATGAAGCTAAGACTTTGATGGTAAAATACTTTAGGACATTCCCTAGAATTAAAAAGACTCTGGACCAGTTAGTACAGTATGCTAAGAAGAATAAGTATGCATACTCTCCTTTAGATAAAAGGAGACGTGACTTATCAACTTTTGATTGGGATAATAACCGACAAGTAGCACATGCTTTAAACATATCTAAAAACCTCCCTTTTCAGGGAGCTGGAGCTAGTACTACTAAGCTAGCTTTATGTCGAATTAAAAAACGGATAGAGGACAGCAATTATGATGCTAAGCTAGTAAACGTAATTCATGATGAGGTTTTAGTGGAAGTACACAAAACAGAGGCTGAAGAAGTAGCTAAGATGGTTGAACTTGAAATGGTAAAAGCGTTTAATTACTTCGCACCTTCAGTTCCTATGGAAGTTGAAGCCGCTATAGGGGATTACTGGATACATTAAATAAGAGGGTCGAAATGATTATAGGAATTTCAGGTAAGATTGGGTCAGGTAAAGATGTTCTGGGTCAGTACTTACGTGTTAAATTTAATTATAAAATAGTTAAATTTGCTGATAAAATAAAAGAGGTGTCTGCACTATTAACAGGTACTGATATTAGTATGCATGCAACCCAACAAGGGAAGCAGACAGTATTAGGTCAGTGGGGTATGACGGTTAGAGAGTTCCAACAAAGGCTTGGAACTGAAGCCATGCGTAATGGCCTGCATAAAGACTGCTGGGTAATCTCTACCCTTGCAAATTACAAACCCTGCAGTAAGTGGGCCATTACTGATGTACGCTTTAAAAACGAAGCGAACGCGATACTAAAAGAGGGTGGTAGGCTTATACGAATTTTAAGGCCAAACAACCCTTTTCCACAATCAAATCACCAGTCAGAAACCGATTTAGATGAGTTTAAATTTACAGACACAATTGTAAATGATGGAAACTTTGATATGCTGTATCAAAATTTCCACGAAATACTAAAAAAGGGCAACTACTAAGCTGCCCTTTTTTTTACATTAAAAATGCTATTAAGTGATGATACCTCTTATATTTAAGGTCCTTAAACGGGTCCTACATTTAAAGGTACCATACCACTTGCTCTAATTCCCACATTCTCTAGAAGAACTGTTTGCTGCCCTGCTAATGAAAACGAATGCGTTTGGAAATAACAATTTTCTAAGTAAAATCCCCCATAAGGATCGTTCTCCATATCATGTAATACGAAGCCTATCCCTAAAGGTTTATTAAAAAACTTAGATGCTAAATTAATGAAAAAGTCACCGTCGGTATCCGGGGTATTACTATAGGGCAGAGCTGGTTTCTGGGTATCCGGAACATCTGTCCCGGACGAATCAAACCCAGTGTACGCTAGGCCAGCAGTTTTCATCTCCACTGACATTGCTTTCATTAATGAGGGGCCATCAAAGAGCACTCTCGATATTCCGCACTGAATTATTGTTCTTCCTGGAATAAAGAAAGGCATTCTTGATCCAATTTCAAACAATTGCTGCATTTGCTTGTTTTGACTAACTTGTGCATTTTGCACTAACCCTATAGGAACAAGACTAGTACTGTCACTGTACTCTGCTGGGCCTGCAACTAGGACAACTGACTCAGAAGAAAGAAAGTCTCCTGCTACAGTATCTCGATCTTGTACGTGGCCATCAGCAAAGTCCCAATCTAAAAAGGGTGTTAAATTTGTTGACATAATAGTTTCCTCCTATTAAAATACTAAGGTTATTTTGATGTAATTCACTGGATATTTCACCAATACATTAATTTCCACTTGCAACGTATCTGGTGAAATAGAATCCTGTTTCACTGATGCAACTTGAAAGTCATTTAAGACTCCTTCTCTAACTAGGTACATTCCCACGCCTACTAAAACTGTATTAGCTAGCTTTAGGAAAGCCGGTGAAATAACATTTTTACCTATATAAGGCGCCATTGCTTTTCTCACAAATTTAGCAGTATAGTCTAGTGCGGTTGTTACACTTAATTCCCGTTTGGCAATGCTTGTAACATCTGTACTCATCTGGTGTCTTGAAACTATAGGAGCCGCAGGAGATGACTGTGTCATAATATATGTTCCTCCCTCAGCTAAAGTGTTTAAAGCTGATTCAGAATAGTAATCTTGCGATCCTAATGTTTGTTTAATCCCGTTAATAGCTACATTTGTTAAAGGCTGCTCAGGTGCTTTACCTATGACTGCTCCCGCATTAGCGGCGCAGAAGTAAAAACCTGGAACAGGTGCTAGGACAGTTACTTGTCCAGAAGCGCCTCCCCATCCACCAGCAACTAAGTCTGCAAACACCGTATCTGTAATATACTCCCCAGCTCTATAAGTCTTTGTGCCTACTACTACGTCGGCCGCAAACTTACACTGGTTTCCTACAGAGTCGAAAACTGTAGTGTGTGCTGTCAAACTGCTTTTAATCCATGAAGACTTAATAGTTGATATGTGTCTAGACTCTTCAACATACGCGGAGTCAGGATGTACATTAAATGTACGTTTCTTACCTATAAGTGCATTTGCATCTCGCATTGCTCCTGCGTCAATTAGCCTTTCTGAGCTAGTTTGAGACCACCTAGATCCCCCACCAGAAAAAGACTGTTCTGGATTTAAAAAGAGAATTCGCTCTTTTTTCATCTCAGGCTCTGATTGCGACGTACAATGTGTTCTATAATCCCCGTCTGTAAGCTTGTGAGACATAGGAGCAATCACATAAGTATCTACTGTTTCCAATACATCTAATGCGTTGCCGTATGCTGTTGCATCTGACGTGCCGCTTACGGCAATAACGTCTACTGACGCTCCAGCATTTCCCATAGCTAACGAAGCTCCAAAAGCTAATGGATTAAAGCTGTAAGGCTCCCCAACCCCATCCTGTATGTCCGTAAGACTAGAATAGGTTAAATGATTAAAGGAGTTATCTTCCCGTTTTGCCAGAAATCCTACTTTTATAATAGCCGAGTTACCGTGACCTGCAGTAGATAAAACATTCGCATTGATTGTTAATCCTGAAGTTGAGACATTTGACACATCATCTGCACCCAATCGCACAGTTGTTCCTGCCCCGCTTCCAGCAGTCACTACAAGGTCTATAACCCATAAGCCTGCGTCTGGAAGTTCATTATAGGCAGCATTAACTGTCGAATATGTGATGCTCTTCACAACATTCGTATAAGTTGTCGGATATTCTGAGTTTCTTAACGGATCGCTGGCATCGTCCCATGACGGGTCTTGCCACCAATAACCCCTTCCTACTATAGTAGCTGATAATTCGGGAGAATTAAGAATAGGTGTTGCTGTTCTTTGTACTTGTTTTACCTCAACACCTGGTTTTACGTAAGGCATCTTTTATTCCTCCACTTACTTGTTTTGTTTATACTCGAGTTTAATAATTGGCTTCTTCGCCATTATTACGTTTCTTTTTAGAGCCTGTCAAAAACATGCTAGCCATTCCGACCGGTGCGCCGACTAGCCAAGGCAGTCCCTCTTTTACACCATACCCTACTCTCTTAGCAAGGCCTGGTTTCTTTTGTTGTCCAACATTGGTACCTGTTTCTTTAGGAGGCCCTGTGAGCATGCCTGTCGCCGCCATGCCTGGCGCCGTAAATGCAGCTGCCGCAGGTCTAACGATAGCTCGTTTTTTTACTAATCCGGTACCGCGATTAGTTGTAGCTACCACCTTCCTATCAAAGCTTTTAAAGTTTTTTAAAAATCCTCCACCTTTAACTGTAGTCTGTCCTTTTTTAAGCGCGACTTCTTTATACTGAGATGCTCTTAATTGTTTTTTACTGACATCTACCAAATTTTTACCAAATTGTTTTGTACCACTTATAAATCCTTTCCCTTGAACACCCTTACCCATAGCCATTAAGTTTTGTGCTGTATTGCCTATTGATGTCCTTATACCCCTAGCCAGGGTGCCGCCTTCAGCTCCCACTCTTTGCATTTTCTTAATATTTATTTTACCGCTCTTTAATGTGGCCTTACTTAACTGGCTGCCAGGGCCTGCAAAGCTACTAAAGTATTTTAAACCTTGCCCTTTTTTTACAGCAGCAACCCCTCCCTGAGCCCACTTATGCGTATTAGTGGCTTTGAATGCATTTGAAAACCCTTTATTCTTTACTGACTTTCCAAAAGAAACGAGTTTTTTAGGCGCTTTACTTACAATTTTTTTTAAAATAGGCAACGCTGCTTTTCCGAGCGCTGACCAAAAAGCTTGTTTTTCTAGCTCATCTAAAAAAGCTTGCTGCATAATAAAATCCTTCTCTGCTTGTGATAATTTAATCATTAAACTTGTAACCACTCTCCGCTTATAGTTTCTTCTCCACCATCTAATTCATTATCTGTTAAAGTCAGTGCTTCTATATTAGGTCCCGAAACAAAAAGATTTTCCATAATTTTATAATAACCGTATATGCTTCCTGAGCTAGGTAAAGTAAATATTGCTGTAGCGCCGTCACCAGTTCCTAAGTCCGCTAACTCTACAATACTACTATCTATAGCATCAGCATAAGTAACTTGTAAGGCTGTTCCTTCATCTGGTATCGTTGCAAACTGTATTTGAGTCCCGTTGGTAATAACTGAGAAGTCAATGCCTTCTAAAACTTCAGCACCATTTATATACACATTACAATTATTAAGTCTCTCACTTCGCTGTATATCTCGTTTAGTCAGAAAACTTATGTTGAGCTGAACAGCAGATACTTCAATTTCAGAAGTGGCTCTTACAGTACTCTCTTCTCCAAAAGTAAGAGAAGTAATTTGATTAATTCCTTTATTTTTTAATTCTTGTCCATAGGCAGTAAAAGCTATAAATAATAAATTAGCTATTTCCTCAGCCTGAACCCCGTTCTTAGATAGAACATTCAATGATACAGATCCCCTAAGTAAATCTGAGAAACTTTTATTTTTGCTAGTGTCTCCGCTAGGGATTTGAGACCCTAAAAAACTATTAGTTCCGTAAATACTTGATGCGCTTCCTTGCTGCCCCCTTATAGAGTAAGTTCACCCAAAACCCCCTCTATTTAAAATAACAGAAGGCCGTCTTGTAACAACACCTACATCTATTGAATTTTTGTCTGCTACAAGTAACTTAGTAGTCTGTATATCCTTCGTTCATTTATACTTTGTATTTTCAGAAAAAAATTGCTGTACAAAACTTAAAAAAATATATTTTATGTCTAAGCTTATATTTCCAGTGCCTGCCACTAAAATGGTATCTCCTTAAATAGAACCTTTTTTAATGGTTTGAGCTTTTCTTTAAATAAACTCGCAACGGACGTTGTTAATTGTATGTTTTCTGTAAGGGGTACTTTAGCACTTTTTCTAATAGATGCCTTTGCTTCCCTAATTATATACTGATCAACCATAAATTTATCCACATCGCTATCTTCTCGAACTAATTTCATGTTTAAATATAAACGGTGTCCACAATATAGTCAAGTTTTATTTAGTTAACTGACCTAGAGGTTTCATATACTTTGCCACCGTAAGATACTAATGTTATAGTAGATCCATATGTCAAAGTCATATCAAGCCCTTTATAAAGGTGCACATTATTGGTAGTAGAGTCTTGAAGCAATATGGTTGCGCTAGGGGCGGTTCTTATGTTTAATATGGTTATTTGTTGTCCGTCAGCTACATAATTAGCGAAGGCTGTTACTGTAGACGACGCCGTGGTCGCCCCTTTAAATACAAAGAAATTACCAAGCCTTCCATCTACAGATACGTTTCCAGTTGATGTTACTTCAACTGGAGTATTTAAAAATCGCTTGTTTGCAGTTATTGATAGGGCACCGCCAGAGTCTCCTAGGTCTAGCATGCTTGTGCTATTCACAGTCATATTAATTGCATCAGTTCCTGCACGTGTATCTATAAAAGTGGTGTTTGCGGGGTTTTGGGCTCTTCCAACGGTATCCCATTCAAACTCTGAAAGAGTTGAATTATATCCTAAAAAACTTCCCTGAGAGTAATTATTGCTAATAGTGATATTAGAAGCCCCTATGGTATCTACAACAAGTGTTCCAGGAGATCCCTGTACACCTGGTTCAATAGTTAATGTGCTCTGATCTACGTTTACACCTAATCCACCTGCGGTAGAGGTTAAGGCAGAGCCTTCTCTGTTTTTTACCTGCAAGCCATCTTGAACTACTTCTAAATTTTGATGGTTGGTTGAGGCTACATTAACTTTTAACTTGCCAGAGGCGCTGTCAGTCATTATAGAAGTCCCGTCTGCATCAACTTTTAATTGCCAATCGTTAATCGAATCTTGGGCTAATCCAGCCCCAGCTAAACTTCCTATAACTTCTCATTCCATGTTCCCTAAATCATTAATAATTAGCATGCTATTGTCTGTTCCTTTGGGTAGTATACCAGCCGCAGAAAGGCCTGATCCTACTACTAAGTCTCCTGCTGCTGTTCATATATCATCTGTCGAAACATCTCCAGATCCTCCAGATCCTCCAGATCCCCATGTATACCCGTCTGCATTATCATTTACTTGTAGAGTTTGTCCGGACGCTCCTATGTCTACCGCAACAAAAGATCTTCCTAAATTTGGCCCTCTCATTAAAAGAGCTGCATCATGTCCATCATCTGCACCTTGCCAATCATTAAGGCTTGGTTGGACTTCGGCTTTCTTTGTAACAATTAGTCCAAGCTTATTAATTTCTGATGACTCCATATCCAATATCTCAGATTGACCTAAGTCATTTACATTGTTAAATAATCCATAGTAGCCAGAGCCAAAATTCGAGTCTTGTACTGTTAAACTAGGCGAAAATTGGCTAAAATTACCTGCAGGATTTGCATCTAAATATTTAAATGTTACATCAAATCATTGTGGGGTGTAAGCAAGTGCAGGATCAGTTGACCATGTAACGCCGCTCCCAACTAAATCTGCATCAGGTAAAGGCCCAGATGCCCCTCCAGCTGCATTATTCGAAGAATCTCTAGTATAAGCACTGCAATCCACAGATACCAAACCTGCCCCCTCTTCAAATCTATAGTAAGCTAATAATCCCTCTTCTGGTGTAATGACTGATCCATCTAATGATGGGTTTTGGAAATTAGAGGGTACTCCATGGTTCCACGCTTTAAAAACATCTGCTTTATTAAAGTAATAATCAAAAAATGAGACTTCGTCAATTTTTAATGTTCCCTGAGCAGCTGGCGGTACGGGGGGAAATCTAAACCTTAAGTTAGGCCCACTAATCGATGCATTAGATGTGTCGTCATTCCAAGCAGTATCAGAGCCGCTCGCTCTATGAATTACATTGTAAGTTCTATAAGATCCAGCATCCTGCAATAGATCCGTAACTTCGAAAATTTGAACCGATGAAGCATTTGAGCTGCCCCCACACGCATATATAAAAACGGGGTAATCAGGCCTACTAACATACGTTTCAAATGTATCTAATGCGTTAGAAAAACTAGCTCCTGTATAGTCATTCTCATCAATTTTTATCTGAGTATTTTGATAAGGATTAGTATCATACAATGAAAACTCTCTATCTCCGGGATTACTTATAGTTTGGTCAAATTTCATTTGTATTGTTAGGGCTTCTAATGTATTGACCTCAGCTAAATCGCTAGGCGGGCTAGTGCTTCCGATATCTTCATTATATTTGGCTTTTCACTTATCACCAACATAATAGTCTCATGTATGAGGATCATCTGAACCAGTGGCTTGTGCTGAATAGGTTTCTGCCATACTTAAATAAAAAGGCACAACCCCTATTTTAAAATAAGCACTGGACTGTATTGGACTAAAATACTTAACTTGAAACCATCCAAATTTAGTTGTATCACTATCTTTTGTTACTTTAAGGTATACATCAGATCCTGCGTCGAACTCAGCCTTTAAAGCCTCGTAATCAGGCTGTCTGCTTGAGCCAGTATTGTCAATTTTATTAGGATAAAAGGCGGCATTTAGGAGACTTCCTCCTTCATCGTCATAGTTTTGAGTCCTTAAATCTCTTCAATAAAAAGTATTGCCCCCGCTATTTCATGAAGACGCATTACCTGTAGTGTTACCAGCCCATCCCCAAAAAACTGTGTTATAATCATTAAGATTGCTGTTATCGACAGGGGTACTATCTGTCGTTCGTCGCTTATACGTAAAAGAGTATTCAGGAGATTCTATCAAGGGTGGCGGAGTAAATTTTCCAATAATAATATCTTGGTTAACATTCATTTCGTATTTTTTAATAACATCAGATTCGACATTAACATTTTCTAATTGATTGTTCTGAAGAACGTTATCAACATATACCGATCCACCAAATAATGAGGCAGGTATAGTAATTACAGCATGATGCCAAGCATCGTCGTTATAAGCGGTATTGGAGACAGGTTGCCAATCACTTCCATTAAATTTTACATTAAAAATGCCATTAATCAAAGCCGAGGCAAAAGTGGCCCCTGCTTGTCCTGTTATATCTGTGTCTCCCCTACTTATAAACTTAACATTGGCTGTAGAGGTCTTAAACCAAAAACTATTTGTAAAAGGCTTTCCCCCTAATTCATAGGCCAATGTGAATGGCTGGTGTAAATTAACATAATTATCATCTCCAGAATCAACTTGTAAAGAGTATGTGTTTAAATCAAAACCACTTATGCCAAACCATATATCTTGGTCTTCAACTATGCCGCCATCTCTATCACTAGTTAAGGCTCAAGTATATGTGGACCCGCTGTCTGTAGTAGTTGCTTCAGCTTCACTATTATACTTATCATCAAACGATCACTTAATACTAGTAAGATAATCAGCCTCGCTTTCTATAATTGTTCCAACTAAATGAATTTTAGCTGGTGCTTGTTTTTTAAGCGGGTTTAATTTAAAACTGGTTTCTAGTGCTGGCATCCTTTATCTCCTAGTTAATGTTAGGTTCTTTAATATTTAATATATATGTACCATCAGCTGTATTTGTTAGCTGAGTGTGCAATGTTGGGCTTAGTGTAGCAATTCCATTTTCATCCGCACTCATATTAATCAATAATTGATTATCATTATTCGGATTAATAACTAAAAAAGCCGCAGAAACTGTAGGGCCTGCCGCAACAGTTACATTCCCTAAGTTTGCTGCATCATGAAAACCTGTTGCACTTCCTTTAAAAGCGCTATCAGCTAATGCATCAATACTTGAATATCCAGTAGATTGGTCTTCAGCATTATACCCTGGAGGAGTAAAGCCGCCGTTAATAAGCCACTTCCATCAATTTGCTGTCACGCTCTTAGTTTGCGCAGTCTGCATATAAGCATTACCAGTAACATAAACGGCCCCATCCTCAACGTCCGAATGGCTTCCAGATATAGTATAGCTAGCTTCGTAATAATTTGACGCCGTATTAGACAAGGATGCACTAGTAGGGCCTCCAAAAGCACTAAAATTAGCCGTATAGGAGGGGTTGATTCCGCTGCTATGATTTATGCCTACAGTAATAGTATTGTTATAATAATAGTAGTCTACCTGATTTAGTGTGGGCATGTCAAATATCAGAGGTTCCACAGGAATTATATTGATACCCGATGTGACCGGGATGGTAATATTAGATGAAGCTTGGGTTGCTGTTAATGTTCCTTCTGTGGTGAAGGTTAAGAAATTTCCAGAGGCTGTCATAATGCCTGTATAGGTTCAGGTAATATCTCCTGATAAAGTACACAAAGATTGTGCGTCGTCTAAAGATACTGAATACTCTTCTCCAATCCCAATAGTAGGGGTTAGGTTTGGAGCGCTGCCGTCTGCTGCTTTTATAGAAATAAGTGGTGCTAGTCCGTCTACAGTAAAAGTCTCTACTTCCGTATCCACACCGGATGCTCCATCATTAGTCTGCGTAGCCTTAACTTGATACTCACTTGCTGATGCATCAAAAGTGTGTGATATAGTTCCATCTAAGTCTTCCCCCGAAATAAGCGTTCAGCTACTCCCTGAATCTATACTTTTGTAAAAATCAAAACTTCTTCCATGTTCACACCCCGGAGCGTCTACAAAAATGTCCACCGACACCCCTGCTCCAGGAGTTGTTTCTATATAAGTTGAACCATTATTAAAGTTACTAAGAGATAGCCCGCTTTGGAACACGCTATGAGGATCCCAGTCATAGCTTATAGTGGCAAAGTCGCTGTAGTAGTCTCATGTATTATAAACGAAGCGTGCTTGTCCCGAAATAAGGTATGTCCCACTAGTAGTTTGAGACCAAGATTGTACACGAAGGCCCACTACAAATTCTGAAGATACGCCGTCCTTTCAAGAGTAGGTGCCGGCAGCAATAGTAGTGTTGGATTCTAAAGAGGAAGTGTCTATATTCATAGTAAACTGAACATCCGAATTTATATGTTGTGGGGATGTTAGGTCTGCACTAATGCTGGTAATTACTGGCTTTAAAAAATCTCTAGTTTTGATATTAAAACCATAAGTGGTGTCAGACACGACCTCTCCCGCCATATTAGTAGCTGATATCCCAGATACTGTTATGGGGGTAGTTGTGAAATTGGTATTGGGAGCTCCTGTTCCATGAGGCACCGTTAAGGTTGCCGTGAATTTTTGATTGTCTGCTGTCCCGTCCCAAACTAAATCTGCAATTGTATGGTCTGTGGGCAAGTTTTCAAAACCCGCAATACTTGGAGTGCCTTGTATCTCATCGTCAAACGTGATATTAAAAGGATAAGTTCCAGGGGTGAGCTCCTGGTTGTGTATAGAGACATTACTAATAGCTGGGGCCGAATTATCGATCGGAAAGGCGTACATCGCTGTTGTAGACATTCCATTATTAGCATTGTAAGTTATGATTGCTGCGTTATCAACACCGGTATGTTCAAACTCTGTGTTGCTATTTAAAGTAAAAATTATTGGGGTGTTTCCGTCCGGATTAGTTACGTCTAAGTATCTATTAGCCACGCTTACTGGGTTGCTTGATGCATTCTCGGATCCATAAAATTTTATATCTGTTGTATTACTAGATGCGGTTGGGTTCCATGTTAAGCTATTTCCATTAGACAGCATTGTATTTCCGTTTCCAATTGTGTAGTTATCTAAATTTGATAATGAAGGAGCTGTTTTATTAAAGACAACCGATGGCAGCTCGACAACCTCAGTGCCTCAGTAATAATCAGTTATTGTTGCTGATAAGACGATGTTTGTATTATTATCTCAATCATCCACAACTGCGGTACCCGTAAAAGTAGTTTGACTCTCGCTTAGCGTTACTGAGTTTTGGAGGGCGGCGTGAGATACCTCAATACTTATGTTGGACCCTCCGTGGGTAGTCTGCACAGCTACAGCTAAACTTGACCCAGTGGAGGCCTGTGTTTGACCTTCTTCCAGGCCAGTTATAGGGTTAGTAGATGAGGGTAAAGTCACGGAAGAGCTATTTACTTTAAGCACTCCAGGAATTGTAGGAGTAAAGGGGTTACCATTAGAACTAACAAAGCTAGACTGTTTTCCTGACGAGTTTGTTACTGTTGTAGAAAAATTGAGGGACTCATCAGACATAAAAGTGTCATCAATTGTTAGTCTATAATAACAATATGAGTTACCCGACCATGACCGACTATTGCTGTTATAGGGGGAGTCAGGCCCGTCCCAAGGTTCTAAATTTATTCCATTCGGGTATGTATCTGTAGCCACAGTTAACGTGGGCGGCTCATATTTAGGATCTTTCTGAAGATAGTCCGTAGCTGATATCCTTAATTTATACTCTCCTATAGTAATAGGATGGTTTGTATTACTGGATATTGTATAGGTTGTATTCCCAGAAGCACCTCCTTCTACTAAAGAAAGGTGTATATAATCGCCACTCCAACCAGCGTCTACAGGTACAGTAATTTTTTGATCAAGGGCTGAATTACTCCCACCATTAAAGGCTGAGAAAGCTTTAAAAGTAAGATTATTGAGGGAATTGGGAGTTACCTCACTATTAGCGGAAGTTAATACCCCTGCAATACCAACCCCTGTACTCTGTATTTCATAAGAAGCGGAAGAGAACCCTGTATTTGTAGATACTGCTGCACTATTATTTGCAGTAAAAGTGAATGTATTACTGCCAGTAACAGCAATTCCTAAAATATCTGGATGTTTTCCAAAGTAACTGTTTGTACTATTGGAGGCAAGATTTGTAGAAAAGGTGTCGTTTACCGCTAAAGACGAATTTAAGGACGCAGTAAAAACAATAGGTCCTAAGGAATCTCAGGCAGGGGTGCTGTTGTCATACAATATTGGGTTATTTTCTTTATCAGAAAAGTCAGGTGTGGAGGTATATACTCCTGAAATTGTTGTGCCGTCTACTACTCTAGTAGCTACAATCTTAATTCTTGGTGTATTTATTAAAGTATTATTGTGCTGTAAGCTGCTCGAAGTTAAATCAAACTTATTATTTGCAGTAGTTTCTCAGGTAGACCCATTTTGTACTAAGTTAATAGGCCCGAGAAGCGTGTAATCGCTGTTTATATCTGATGTAAGAATAGAAGCTGTGACTGCGCTGGGTGTTCCTCCTGAGGTCGTTACTGACAGTTTTCCTGCTGTAGTTCCTCCGCTTGATATACTTTGTCCGCCTCTAAAAGCACTTTGCTGGTATGAGTCACCTAAAAACGGTGTTTGGGGGTATGTTATAGTAGGTGCGTTTGGCGTCGCTGGGCCTGTATCTCTGAATATATCAAAGGATACGTCTACTGTCTCAGACCCGTTATTTACCTGTATCATGTAGGTATTTTGCCCAGAACTCAGTGTAAGGGTTAGAGTAAAATGTATCATATCATCGTCCGTAGAAACGGCTGATGATACAATGCCGGTAATAGGGCTGCCCTCTTCATACACGGTATATGCAGGATACACTATGTTATCTGAGGCGTATGCTACATGGGGCAAAGTCCACCCCTTTATCTCAATAGTGTTTACCCCTACTGTATACGTACCGTTAGGAGTGGGGTAGTCTTGGTTATGTAACTTCGTAACTACAAGCCTATTATATCCCGTGGCAATGGTTTCTGATTGTATTTCAAACTGAGTAGTTCGAAGATTAAACCCAAATTTAGTTCGTTCAGGCACGAGCTTAAATCCTTTCTATAGATGTTAAGTCTTCTGTGGTGATGTCTTTAGTAATTTTTAAAGTGGCTACAAGGTTTGGTGCAGCGATTGCGCCGTTATAGTAGTATACATACTGGATATTACCACTTGGGACAATGTTTATATTGGTGTGTCTTTCTGGTACTAACCCGCCCCCAGGTAGAGTTCCGTCTTCCATAAAAATTTGTATGTCATTTGGATTAAGGCCGGATAAGCTTCCATTATCAAAAGTTACATCTTGCCCTGATACTGTGATATTTAATGTGGGATCAGCAAAATTATAAAGCAATGTCCCTGATGAGATGTCGGTTGCAATTAAAAACTGTGTAGGGGATAAGGTAGTACCTAATCCGGAAATAGTTATAGTATTGTCATTTGCACTGACATTAGTTATCTCTCCCTTATCAACACCTACCATTATCTTCATTATAAAGCTACCGCCATTGCTATTGCAAAAGGTTTTTCAGACTGAGCCTGCTCATTGTCGGTTGAAACCCACCCTTCTGTTTTTAATGCATAATTCTTGTCATCGTCTGCATTATATAACTCGCCCCCTAGCCCATCTTCATTAGCACTGTATATAATATGGAATCCCGTATAAGTTGCAAAGTCCTGCTCATACTCACCGTATGTTACGATATCATTATTGGTTAATGAGGCATACATGCCTGAGCCTATTATCCCAAAACCTGAATGTAAAGCAGTAACATCTTCTAAAAGATAAGAGTTTCCAGATGTTAGGGTAGGTACTAAATCAGCAGCTTTCTGAATATTAAGCACACGCAGACGACTAACAGGCCGGTTACCCAGCCTGGCTTCGTCTTCAGTTAATACTTTCTCATCTAGCTGTTCTACTCTAATTTTAGCCAATGTCTAAATCCTTTTTAGCTCGAGATTTTATTATAGCTTCCTGTATTGGAACTGGCTTACTTTTTTTCTTTTTTACAGGCTTCTTGTTGTCTTTCTTTTTAGTCAAAGTATACTTCTCCTTTAACTCTTTTTTAGCATCTAGATAGCCTTTCTTAAAGAATTCCTCTTGAGCGTCTGTTACGTTATCAAAATTTTGTTGGGCTCTTCTTTTTATAGTGTCTTCATATCCTTGGACTTTTGTATCCCAAGAAGTATTTACTGACTCTACTAAAGAGGTGGCCTGCTTCAAAGCACTTTGTGCCTGTGCAAGGCTTCCCTTACTTTCTTGATAGTTTTTAGCTGCTTCTTCAAGTGCATGCTTAGCAGAAATCCAAGCAAGTTTATTTGCCTGGACTTCTGCTTTATATTTAGTTTCTTGTTGAACGAAGGCCTTAAAGGCCTCGTCCGGATTAATTAATGTGCTCATTTATTTTAAGTGGTTTATATTGTGTTATTTTCAAAAGGACCTGCTATTACAATTTCATCTTTAGGTGCAAACCTCCAACCTAGATTTGAAATGTTAGGAGTAATGTATGCCCAGCCTGCGTTACTGATACCTATATCAGTGGCGCCTAAAGCTGCATCAGTCCAGTTAATTTCGTATGCATCTGGCTCAAGTAGGGACCCATTTACAGATACTTGGAATTTATCTTTATCTGCATTTGAAGGAGTGCCTGTAGATAGGAAACCGCTATGTGGCTTAACATCTTTAAAATACCATTTATTGTGTCCAGTAGCTGTGCTTGCAAACTCATTTTTAAGCTGTTTTAGGTTGTCTATCCACGCACCGCCTGACTCTTTTAAGTTGGATATGTCCTCTTGCATAGTACCTAAGTTTGCCCCTGAAGTGACTGTGATGTGTCCTACTTTTGTTTGTTCATCTGTTGTGTATGTCTCGTCAGTAAGAGACAAAGTGTCCCCTGTTAAAGTTATACCCGAAACAGCAGTTAAGTTTGTATCGTCTGATATATCAATAGGATCTACTGTTATTTGCTGTCCGCTAATACCTAAATAGGATCCTGAACCTGTTAATGTAACGTCGTCGGTATTTCCAGATATTTCGCCTTGCACAAAAGCAGTTGTAGCGATTTGAGTACTACTATTACCCCCACTCACCGTAGGAGCTTCAGGAGTACCAGTAAACGTAGGTGAATCTATTCTAGCTAGAGTTCCATTAGCACTAATAGTGACGTTGTTTCCTGACCCAGTAGTAAGTATATCATTACTTCCCAATATTGCTAGGGTTTCTGTATCTAAGTCTATAGATAAGCCCGTCGTAGTAGTGTCATCTGTAAACTCTAAACTAGCCGCTGTGGCCGTACTATCTACATAAGCTTTAATTGATTGTTGTGTTGCTAATTTAGTACTAGAATCAGAAGCCATACTATCTTCATCTAGTACAAATGCCATTGAAGCAGTCGTTACGCCACTTGCCATCACGGCACCAGCAGCAGAAACATTAGCTGTGTCCGTGACATCGGCAGAAGTTTCAATACCGCTTAACTTAGTTTTTAAGGTAGTAGTAAAGTTCTCTTGTGTTAATCCGCTAGCACCTACAGTGTAAGTAGTATCCGTAAATAACGCTCCAGGAGGCACTGCTGTTTCCACAGTTAAGCTATTAACTGTTGCAGCGTTTACATTTAAAGAGTTTACGCCCGATGTGGTAAGTATAAAATTATTAGCAGAATCTTCTATACCGTCTAGTTTAGTTTGCATTGCGCTGATATTTGAACCAGTTATCTTTGCCGGGGAGCCTTCATTAGAAGCTTCCCAAGCCTGGTCTCCCTCATCCCATAAAAACTTTGGAAATGAAGTATGTCCTGAAATACCTATCTCAATACCACCAAAGCCAGTGCCTGATGCAATAATTGGAGTTGAGACGCCGCTAATAGTTTCAAACCCTATGCCAATCTCCGAGTCTTGAAAATCAATATTAGCTACATCAAATTCTATTGTAGACCCTTGAACGGATAAATCACCAGCAATATATACGTCACCCGTATTTGGGTTCATGGATACTTTAGCCGATGTGCTATTATCAGCGTGTAGAGATAGCTGAGCTGCTGATGCAGAGTGCCCTGTCCAATCTAAAGAGCCTCCAGTAGGGGTCCAGGTGCTCGCTTCCGTGTAGCTCACAGGTGTGGAGCTCCATGTCATACTTGCTGCAGTCTCGTCGACTACCGGATAAAGTTTAAACTGGTCGACGCCTAGATCAGTAAGACTCGCTACTTTAAAATAAGCCGGAGCTTGGTTTATAGGCAGACCATCTGAATCTGTTAAAAGGACAAGATCGCCTTCAGCAAGTCCATGAATGTCAGGCGGGGTCCCCGCGTCTATATCAAATAAAGCATCTGACCCATCTTGGTCTATGGAAGATATGCTTCCAGAAGAGAGTACCTTGGCATGCTCCCATTTTAAGAAGTTGCTTCCCACTGACCCCAGTGTGAAATCTCCCGTGTTTGTTGTTTGTCTTGATAAATCTATTAATGGCATTAGTGCATCCTCCTAAATTGGTTAAGCAAGTGTTTTAGTTATATTGCTATTTTTTGAAATTGTTATTGATCCTGTTGTGGGATGAATTTTTGTATTTTTTTGTAATAAATTAATGTGCCCTCTGTCATATTGACGTTGTACAACTTTAACTCCTATGTCGTCAAGGACCCAGTCTTTTAAACCTTCCCATGTGTCTCCATTTGAGGCCCACACAGCTGTATCAGCTGGGGTAGTTGAAAAAGTTCTGTCCATGTAAATTCTATCATTCGCAAAAAAAGCATTAAAACCAGTTCCTGCTATATTATCTACTTGTGTAAATGCATCTTCCCCGCTCCTCATTAAAGACTTGGCAATCCTCTTAGGCAGTAAATAATGTAAGTATCGGTATCTTTCGTCTCCTATACCTCCAGTATCATTTACTATTCAATCCTTTATTAGACTTTTAAAGTTACGCGTTTCTAACGTCCAACCTGTAGCAACTAAAAGGTTTGCTTCAGTTTTTAAAGCATTACTATTCATACCTAAAGGGCTTAAAATCATGCTGTTATACAAGCTCGCCTTTTGCGTCTTTAAGTATACTAGCAGTAGTAAAAAACTATCTGCTGTGGTGGATGCTATTTCATCCTTAAAACTTCGTGGAATGTCTCCCAAAGTGTTTTTAGCGTAAGTATCAAAATCCATTTATTATCCTCCTGAATTAAAATCTCGTTGAAAGTATACTCCTATTGAGTCATACTTTGCTATTGATATACTACCCCCATTTCTTAAATTTTTTATTAAAACATAATCGTCCCCAATAAAAAAATCTACTCCAGATATAGTTGATCTCTGATTTGTAGCAGATAAATAGTAAACTCCGTTTATTATAACCACTACCGACCCATTGCGCAAGCTTTCTCCTGTATTTAATGTAAGAAAAAATTTAATTCCTACAGCATCACTCACTCCGTCTGCCCCATTAAACCTAGCAAACGAAGTAATTCCCCCTACAGCTTCTAAAGAGTCTATTCGACTTGACAGCTCAGCGTCGTTATCGTTTCATTTAGTGCGACCCGTAGCTATTGTATCAGTGGAGCTAACTTTTTTGATAGCCATATTAGGTGCCTATCGATATTTGGTATACATAGTCGTCAGGAGATATTAAACTGATCTGTACTGACTGCTCTATTAGCACCCCATCTTTTTCTAAAGGCCTAATCTGCCTTACAAGCCATCTTCTGTTTATATTATCGACTATTACATCTCTGGGGCGTAATGGGGGATAATTTAGAATATTCAATACCGCATCGCTCGGTAAAAATTCTCCAAACATAGTAATTTGGTTGTACTTGGGCGCTGCGTTTATCATACCCCTTACAGAGATCGGATCGAAGTAGCCTTGTAAAAATCCGGTTCCCCAGCACGTAGGGCAATTAGAATCTGTAGATCTAAACAGAACCTCATCAAAGCATACAGTGCAATAAGTTCCATACGTTCTTCTTTTTAAAATAGTAAGATCACGGCCTACAAATCTATCTAAAACTTTCTTCTTTCTTCTAAGAATCTCCTTATATGCTTTATTTGTAGAAGAGTCATTTACATAAGCAGGTAAGCTTGGCTGAATAGAGTCATTTGCTGGTGTCGCTATTTCATATATGTGTAGCTTATAATACCACTTACGATAGGGGTCGTATAAATTTGTTATGGAAGTATCTGTATAGGAATATGTGTCTGCCCCTATTCCGCTGGCAATTAATTCATAGCCGCTTATAGAGGCCGCCTCCTCATTAGGAGACTCCGCTCTATATACATCTATACCGTATGCAGAGAAAAATTCCTTACTAGGTTTAAAATCCCACGTCAGGGTAAGCTGGTCTACGTTGAAGGAGCTTACTGTTAATGAGTTTAGTGTTAACATTATTTATAGGTGCTCTTAAAGATCTCATCCGCTTTTGGGACCGTACTCCGAGGCAACGCCCCCATAAGCTGCTTCTACATTTTGTCCAAGCTTCATACCTGTAACTCCCCGCATATACTTATTAACTAGTACATTATAGTAATTTATATACCGCCCGTATTTATCCATATCTTGTACAGTAACGCCGCCGCTGTCTTGGTAGGTCAAAGTATTACGTGCTGATAGAATCCCTTTACTAGTGAGTATTTGGAGCGTTGCTCCTAATTTTAATAAGTTTCAGCTAGGAACCGAAGCTATATTTTGGTAAACAATAGAAGTCGGGCTAAACTCGTAGTTTATCTCATCTAAAGCATCTTGTATTGCGTGGTGCAATTCTTGGTCAGTGGATTCTTGCACTTCGTCGAGAGTGTTGAGCTCTGCAGTATCTCCTAAAAACTCTCGAAGCCTTTCTACATATAAGGAATCTTCGAAAGATATAATATTGGTTAACATTTCTTTTTTAGTTCTACCCATTGTAATCCTCCAGAATAGCGATTGTAAGAACGCCTTGGGTTGGGACAGTTAGCCGGTCATCTACCCCGTAAGTAATTTCAAATTCACCTAAATAGGTGCCTGCTGTGTCTGTGTTAACAGGTGCCCAAGAGTAGCGAACTGCTCCTCCTGCCTGATCTACAAAGGTACACGCCTGTGAATTTACTTTTACTTCGTTAGTATCAGAATCCTTCATAGTGAAAGTGACGGACTGTGCTGAAGTTAAATCCATGGCCGTGCCGTCTATATCTGTTAAGGTAACATCTAAAAAAGGCCTTGTGTCGTTTCGTTTCATGTAAATTATATTGGCCATAGTATCTCCTACTTAATCTTAGTGCCGGTAGAGTCTGCGGTAACGTCAGTTTTTGACTCGTCGGCTGTTAAAACAATTTTCTGTGAATCTATTATTATTGATTTATATGGTGCTGAAGTTAAATCTAATTTAGACGCCTCTGCTGCTGTAAGCTTTATTGTGCCTATAGCTGTCTCTACGCTTACTGTCGATGCCTGAGGTATATCCTTTAATAGGGAACCTATTTGAGTTTTTATATCTAAAGAAGCTTCTACCTTTTTAGAGCGCACAAGCTTGGCAGAGCTTTTCATAGAAAGCGAGTGTCTCGCTGACGTATCTCTAAGCACCTTATTATTCTTTGTAGCCTTAGTTATAATATCCCTTTTATCAGTGTCTAAGGGGGATATCATTCGTAGTTTTAAGTCTGCGTGCGTTAAATTAGCAAAGCTGGATTGAAAGGAAAAAGGGCTACTCCAGCTATTTACGTCTGGATCTAGCGGATAGCGATCAGTATCCTTCTGAATACTGCTTAAAAAGGTTTTATAATTCTCAGTCAACACCAGCATAGTTTAATATATACTATATACAAGTTTTAGTCAAGAATTTATTGGACAATAAAAAAGGGCTTTGAAAATCAAAGCCCTTTAATAAAACTACAAGTATTAGCTTGTTTATGAGGATGTCAAGGAAAGAGAAGCGATTGCTTTCTGATTTCCAATACCCATTCCGATACTTTCGTATGCAGACCATGAGATAACATTCTTTTTCTTTTCGATCCAGAACTTCACATCATTAAGAACACAGAATTGTCCTAAAAAGTCTTGACCTGCAAAAGTGTAAATCATTTCATTTCCACCAGAAGTAAGTAAGTCAACTTTATTAGAAACAACTAGCTTTCGTCCAAACAAAGTAGAATATGTGTAACCATTTACACTAACCTCGCTTCCTACTGCATCACCTACTGTAGTAGCGTCATACAAGAATAAGCGATTAAAAGTAGTAGAGCCCATCAAAATAGTCTCTGCTCTTAACTCTTGGCCGTCTAATTGGTCAAATAGCGCTTTCATTTTTGGCTTGCTAATTTCGCCATTCGCCTCTAATCCAACAGTAACATCGTTAGATGCTGCTGTAGACGCCGCGGCTGCTGCTGATATGAATTTGCTATCTTCTACTTTTTGAATATCAAGAACGGAGTTCTTTTCGATAATCTCAGTTAATGGTATGTCGTAGGCCAATAATTCTTCTTCAGTCTTTTGGAAATCTTCAGAGCTGATCATGTAAAAAGGAATCTCAAATCGATCACCTGTTACATAATTAAAATCAGCATTACCTCTGAAATTGATTGCCATAGCTTTAGAATCTGGCTCGATATCAACGATTTTTACCATACCGTCGTGATTTACAGATCGTTGTAAATCAGCTTTTGTTACATATTGTGGATTAATGATCTTTCTTGCGAAAGATACTTCACGTAGTTTCTGTCTTATAAAAGCAGATCCTTCCTGAGCAACTTTTTCTAAACCGTCAGGAGAATTCAACTTCTGTAAAAACAATTCATTAATTGTACTAGCAGATATATTGTTAGACATTTTCTATCCTCCTATAGGGTTACGAATTCGATTACGTTTGCAGTTTGAGCCGTGCC